GTGAGATAAAATTGGTTATTGATAAGTATGCTCGCATGGTAAATAGGAAGTTGAACTAATGGCTGTCATTGTAAAACTGTTATCTAAGTTTGATGACTCAGGCATAAGAAAAGCCAAGTCAAGCTTCGGTGGGCTAACTAAGACTCTAGGTGCTTTGGGTGTTGGCTTGAGTTTGAAAGCCATGACTGATGGTTTGTTGGATGCAGCTAAGGCTGCTTCTATTGATGCTAAGTCTATGCAGTTGCTAAATAATCAGCTTGTGCGTAACGCTAACGCCACTAATGCTCAGGTTGCAGCAAACAATAAGTTCATAGATACCTTAGCTCTCCAAGTGGGTATTGCCGATGACCAGTTAAGACCTGCTCAGGCTCGTTTGGCGAGAGCCACAGGGTCAACAGCAAAGTCACAAGAATTACTAAAGTTAGCGTTAGATGCTAGTGCTGTTTCTGGTAGGCCTTTAGAGTCTGTGAGCACAGCCCTAGCCAAAGCATTTAACGGTAATACAACAAGCCTGAAAAGGATGTTTCCTGAACTGTCTAAATCTAAGAACATTATCGGTGATTTGACTAAAGCTGTGAAGGGTGCAGCTCAGGAGCAGGCAGATCCGTTTGCTCGCATGAATGTTGCCTTTGGTGAGTTGCAGGAGAAACTAGGTGCAGTTATTCTGCCCTACATTCTGGACTTTATAGATACCATGATGAAGCCTGGTGGGGCTATTGACCAGGTAGGCAAGTTTCTTGAAGATGTGTCTAACCCTAAGACTGAAGCAGGGCAAATGTTCATTCAGGTGAAGGATGCTGTTGAGCAGACTATTGGGGCTGTAAAGACTTTCTTTGGTTTCTTTGGTGATGGGGATGCTGTCAAGGGTTTCGCTAATGTTGCTTCTGCTCTTGTAAAAGCGTTGCCTGCTTTGATTGCTCTAAAAGGTATTATGACTTTGGCTTCGGGTGGTAAGGCTATTGCAAGTTTGGTTTCTGCTATAACTTTGATTCAAGGTAAAAGTCCTATCTCTGCAGTTGATGATGTTACTACTGCTGTTCCTCTTTTGAAGGTTGCTGCTGCTTCTCAGATTGCAACTTTGACTGCAGCTACTATTGCTGAACAAGGTATCAATGCTCAGGCAGGCAAAACAGGTCAAACATTCAACATTGTTGGAAGCACTTTTACAGGCACTATGGCTTTGCCTAGAACTGCTGGAGCAACAAACTTTAGAGATGCGTTTCTAGGTAAACCTGCAACTAATGTCACTATCAACGTGACTAAGGCTGACCCTAAAGCAACTGTTGATGCTGTTGCTTCTTATCTGAAGCAAAACGGTAGTTTGCCTTTTACTGGTAAAGCTGGCAGATAATGCCTTTGCCTACTTATGTTGTTGAGTTACAGTTTGGATCTAGTTCATACATTGACGTTACGCAGTATGTTCAAAACATCTCTATCAATAGGGGTATCAACCGTAATCTTGATGACTTTACTGCAGGTAGCGTTTCAGTTACTTTTGTAAATAATAATCGTGTCTTTGACCCACTAAACACTTCTAGCCCTTTATGGTATGTGTCTGGTGGTTATACGCTGGTTCAACCTGCAGGGCGTATCAGAATAAGCAGTAACGGTGTCAGAAGGTTTACAGGGTTTATTCAAGACTGGGACTTTAACTACGAAGACTCAGGGTTTGACGGTACAGCTACACTCACAGCCTTAGACATGATGTATAGGGTCAGTAACGCTTCTTTCACCGGTGGCACTGCTTGGCAGGTAGAGTCAACTTCTGACCGTATCAAGACTGTCATGAACTACAACGGTTTTGCAGCTGTCGAGTATGGTGGCGTTAGGGGTGGGCAAACTCTGCTCGGCTATGACGTGAATAACCCTGGCGACAATGTTTTGAGTTACCTGCAGAATGTGGCTAGAAGTGAGCCTGCAGATTTCTTCAGCAACGCTTCAGCAGTAATGCAGCTAAAGGATCGTAGTTTCACAAACTATGCGTGGAATAACAGTATGCGATACAACTTCGTTGCTTACCCTGCAACAGCCACGCTTATCACTAACGATAACTTGTTTACAGGCTGGAGTTTGATAGGTTCACCTGCTACTGCTACCCCTAGCCTTTATGGTGGCACTATTTGGCGTGGTGGAACTGTTGAAGATGTTATTGTGCCTTCTGATTCTATTGTTGGCTTTGAGTACAGGGATTTGAATCCTAGCAGGTATAACGAAACAGGTTTGACATATACTTTTGCAGGTTCGCTTCGTGGGGTCAATGGAACATACAACATCAGTGCTTCCTTGCGTGATAATGATGGTGGTGTTCAAGCTTCTACAGCAATCACTGTTTCTTCAACTGCAACAACACAATGGGTTGATTATCAGGTTTCTATCACTGGTGCTAGTGCTGTAGGTGGAGTGCAGTTTGTCGCTAACGTTACAGGCGGAACAGCCTTTACTGTTATTGGTGATGGCTTTATTATTGAGCCTGCAGGTACTAGCGTGAACTATTTTGACGGAACATACAACCCTTACGCTACGACTGCAACAACAGATTATGAAGTGGCTTGGAGTGGCGATGTTTATGCTAGTCAGTCAGGGTTGCTCACAAGCGTTTCTTCAGCGATAACTCCACCTGCTTTAGTGACTTTTGCTGATGCAAACAGCCAGGGCACAGCGTTTGGTAACGGTACAGGTATTCCGTTCACTGATCTAGAAGTTGTTTACGCTTCTGAGCAGTTATATAACAAAGTTCAGGTTGTGGGTGTCAACGCTACAGCTGTGGTTGAAGATACTGCTAGTCAGTTGCTTTATGGGTTGCGTGGGTATGGGCAGACAGATAACCTAACGACTTCTACAACTAAGCCTGCAAGTATTGCTGCAGCGTTTCTAGGTGAGTTCCGTTTGCCTGAATACAGGGCACAGGCGTTGACTGTTGCTTTAGAGTCTTTGACTACAGCTCAACAAACAGCGGTGCTTGGAATTGAGATTCGTGATGTGGTTAGAGTTTGTTTTCAACCTTCAGCTCAGGGCGGTGTTGTAGATAAGTTCTATCAAGTGCTAGGTGTCAACGCTAATGTTGATGTTGAGCGTGATGCGATCACACTAAATCTGGCTTCGCTAGATAACCTACCCTTTAGACTTGACTCGCCTTATCTTGGTGTCTTAGACACAGGTATTTTGGCATAGTAAAATAAGGGTTTAGGAGAATAATTATGGCTGCAACTAAAGTGTTTACTATTGGCGAAGTGCTTACCGCCAGTGATCTAAATGGGAACTTCAGCAAGCTACCTTTTGCGACTTCAGCGTTTAGTTTCACTTATGGCACTGCTATTGCCCCTAACGCTGCTGTCACTGTTGCTGTCGTGTTTCCTGTGGCTAGGTTTAGCGTTGCCCCGATTGTGACTGTTTCAACAAGCGACCAAATGTTGACTGCTTACGTATCTGCGATTGGTTCAGGCACAGCAACTATTGGGCTTAGGAATAACGGTTCAGGTTCTAGCGGTACAGCTATCGTTACAGGGTTTGCTGTTCAAATGTCTTCTGGGACTGCTGCAGGTTAAGGGGAATGATTATGTTGACTTGTAAGACAGAAGGTTGTGCGATGGGCGATGAGAAGCACACGCCACATCCTGAAGGGTTAGCGTTGATTTGCTGTTTCTGCTCTCAGGAGTTGACTGCAGATGACTGACCCTAAGCAACCTACCAATCAGACTCTCTTGTTGCAGATTGTTCGTGACATAGAGATACTGAAGGCAAACAGTATTCAGATTCTTGAGTCTTCACGTGATCATGAGACTCGTATTAGAGAGTTAGAGAAACAAATCAATAGGAACGCTTGGGTTCCAGCTTTGATAACCGCAATCATCACTTCAGGCCTTGTTTTGCTTATTACTAAAGGAATGGGTTTCTAATGATTACACCAGGAGCATTTGACATAACTTGTTATCAAGGTGCAGACTTTGACCAACAGTTTGCTGTAACTCAGGGTGGTACAGCGTTGAACTGGACAGGCTACACAGCTCGTATGCAGGTTCGTGAAGCAGCCGATGCCACAGCAACACTACTAAACCTAAACACTGACGGTTCAGGTATCACTTTGGGTGGAACAGCAGGCACTATCACTGTCGTGGTTACTTCAACACAATCAGCTGCTATCCCTGCAGGTTCTTTCGCTTATGACCTTGAACTTGTTTCTTCAGGTGCACAAGTAACAAGGCTTTTGCAGGGTTCTTTCAATGTTGTAGGGAATGTGACTAGATGAGCAACACAAACATAACAACAACTACTGAAACAACTACTGTCGTTGTTGAAGAAAACATTGTCCGTATTGAACTGAATAACATTGGTGTTCAGGGTGTACCTGGGGCTAATACTGACCCTACTTATGTGACTGTTCGCAACGCCACAGGTGCAACACTTGCTAAAGGAACTATTGTTTACATTTCTGGGGCTAACGGTAATCATGTTCAAGTAACCCCTGCCATAGCAACTAGTGATGCTACTTCTGCAAGAACTCTAGGTTGGTTGAGTGCAGCTATCGCAAACAACGCTTCAGGTTTATGTATGGTTGA